AAGATCGACGTTCCCAAAAGTGCTTACAGTGAGGCCGCTAGCGACGTTTCCGGTAATAAAATTTACCGTACCTAACGCGGCAAGATTAAACTTATCTGCGATAAGAGACGCTGTCACTGGAGTCTGGAAAAAAAACTCTCCAGTTTTTACGGTAAGATCTTTTGCTCGAACAATATTCAAGTTTAACGCTGCCCCCTCATATACCGTAGCGCTTGTGGCCGAGTTAACACTCACTGGGCCGAAGCTGTGGCCAGCTTTAGTGATGGCAACCTCTCCAACTGTAGAGACGAAAAGAACTGGACCATAGACAAATGAATTGTCGAAGCTGTCAACTACGCTAGAACCGACAAATGAAGTCGGCGCGACGCTATCGATATGAATATCACCTAGAGTAAGTTTGCCGCTGGACGTTACCGACGTTGTGCCAGAGGAGTTATTAAGACTATCTAGCGTTAGGAAGTTTTGAGCAGTGACGATTAGGTTTCCAGTAACGTTTGCCGAAATCGAAGATTTGGCCGCGTTGCCAAATCCAATAGTGACATTCTTTCCTGCAACTGAAGTTTTTACCGCACCGATTCCAGATACATTAATATCTCCAGTTACAGAAGAAAAGGAAACTGAACCCGCACTAAGCGTAGATCCAGCAGCGTTTGTGATCGTGCCGCTCGTGGTGTTAACGCTAACCGCACCATTAGATGCAACAACTGCGTTTGGCGCTCCAACAATTGTGTTGCCAGTTGGATTGACTACACTAACCCCATTTGAAACATAAAATGTATTCCCAGCGAGGCCAAGCGAAACTAGACCGTCTGCACTAACAATGAGACTCCCATTCATAAACCCACCATTTACGGCGATGTCTTTGGTCAAAATTGTAATATTTTCTGAGTTAATAATCGCGTTTCCATTAATAACTGTATTACCGGAAGCTGTGCGTGCTCCAGTTTCACTTGCGAGTTTTCCGTTGTTAATGTAGTGGAACTGTCCAGAAAACGCGTTATCTACCGTGCTGAGTGTAAATCCATTAGTGTCGATTCGGCTAGAGCTGCCAATAATAATTCCGTTTGGATTAAGAATATAAAGTTTACCATTAGAAGCGAGTGCCCCTTCAATTGTTGTAGATGCTCCGCCGCTTACTACATTCAGAACAGAAGCGTTTGTGTTCGGCAGATTATAGACCACAGCATCTCCAGCAGAGATGGCGTTTGTTCCGCTGCCAAAAGCGTTCCAATTTAATACCGATTTATCAGGTGCGGTAAACGTTAACTTTGATCCAGCGGTTTCGAAAGAAACTCCAGGAGAAGTTTGCAAGTTCGTTGGCCCAGTTCCTGGCAACGCAAAAGCCGCACAGGAAAAGCACAAGGCTGCGATAGCAGATAAGAAAGCCTTTCGGGCAAGATTTGAATTATGATTAATATTAGTCATGATATTTAAGATATTATCTATTGCCGTTTTTTTGTCAAGCGCTATTTTTCAAATCATTATTCACCATTTTTTTGACTAATTCTGAAAAAGAAGTTTTTGGAATCCACCCAATATGGCGTCTAGCTTCTGTTGAATCTCCTAGCAGAATCTCGACTTCTGCTGGTCTGAAAAACGTTGGGTTAACAACCACTAAAGGATATCTCAATTGTTTATGAATAAATACTTCGTTAATTGTTCCTGAATCTCCTAGCCAAACCCCTTCTATTCCTGCTGCTGAGAAAGCTAGTTCGACAAACTCTTTTACAGTATGGGTTTCGTTGCTAGACAAAACATATTCTTTCAACGGAGAAATCAAATCTTTACTGTACGGCCCTTCTTGATAAAGTTCTGGCTGTAAATCTTCTCTATAAACTTCTTGATTTAGCATCTTCCAAACGCCATCAACAAAGTCTTCTGCGTCGCTCCAATCTCTCTTGGATAATAAATTGCCTAATTCAAGTGGCTTTAATTTTAGTGATTGAGCGCCAGATCCAAGACTGAGATTAATTTCGTTTTTAATTCTCGCCACATTGGAAGTTATCTTGCGGGTGACGAACTCTGTTCCTCGGCGAGTGCCTTCATGATTAAATAGCCACCCTTGAATAGCGTAAAGACAATAAGACTCTCTCCAAACTTTAACGATGTGCCTCGCCGCAGCTTTTGAAGCTCCGTATGGACTTCTAGGACGTAATGGATGACGCTCATCTTGAGGCATGTACATAACGTCGCCAAACTCCTCAGAAGAGCCCGCGTTATAATAACGACATGTCGGACAAAATTTCCTTATCGCTTCAAGCTGGAACATAACAGCTAAGCAATTAGTAGTCATGTGGTTAAGCGGCATTTCCCAGCTTGACCCCACAAAAGAATTAGCGGCAAAATTAACAAAATAATCCGGTTTGTATTTTTGTATTAAATTTGAAATGCTTTGAGAGTCGCAAATGTCAGCCTCAACTATTGAAAATCTCGCATCATTTATGTGCCGTATGTTCCCATGATTTGGCACGCTGAGTCTGCGCACGATACCAATTATATTATAATCCGTATTAGCTAATAGATAATCGGCCATATGGCTACCGTCTTGTCCAGTTACTCCGGTTATGATTATAGTTTTCATTGTAGCGTATTTTATTGTATTTGTTTTACTTTGTGAAAATCATAATTTCTGACAAGGTGTATAAAAAAGATTTTTACCAGAAAACAAATAATACCAGATATATTCAAAAATTCTACTAGATACATAATTTTCTAGTTCTGTTTTTTCGCACCACGCGAACATTCTTTGCCACGCTTCAATTGGTAGTCTGTTTATGCATGATTTATGGATAGCGAATTGAGCGCACGCTGGAAACGCTAATTCGTCTGGGAGAGGCAAATAATCTCCAATCAAGTCTTTCCAATTGTCCTCTATCCACGAGAACTTACGGTCGTTAAAATCATCTCCTCTTTTTAAATGCGCCGTCCAGTCAGGTCTATTTAAATTAATTATTTTATCATCAAATTTAAGCGAATTAATCTTTTCAATTATATTCATGTCTTGATGCGGTGAGTCTAAATGACCATGAACAAATATAGTATATTCTGGTAAATTGTAATAATTATCTATTATGTATTTTAAATAAGCGGGAGCTTCTTGAACCTTGTTGAAATAGATAAAGTTTTTGTTTTTTATAGTTTTAGAATAAATATCAGTTGGGTATTTAATTAAATTAATCCAACACAAATCCTCATTGAAATGTGAAGATACAACTCTTACATCGGAAGATTGAAATTGTTTTTTAAAAACCCAACAAGATTTCTGCGTAAGGGTAAAAATTATATTATTTTCTTTACAAAATTCGATTACCGCTTTTACCACACCAGACCATGCTTCGCTATAATCATGACCAGCCATAAATCCTCCATTTTTTAATTTTGGATACCAAGCGTTTATATCTTTTTTTACATTTTCATAATCGTGAGCGGCGTCAATGAAAATAAAATCCAACGAATTATCCGCGAAGTTATTTGCTGCATCTACGGATGCTTTCCTGATTGGATTTATATAACATTTTACAGGATCAATATTTTTTAAGAATTTACCATACAGCTCATCTTTTAGGATCACCTCTTGGGACGAATGCTCTTCGCTTCCTCTCCATGTATCAACGCAATTAAATTTTATATTTTTTTTTGAATTGGCTATTTCTACTGCCACGAACGAAGAGCTTTTTCCTAGCCAACTACCAACTTCTACTATCTCTCCATTTTCAATAAGGGATAGCATCAGTTTGTAGAAATCCATAAAATCAAACCAGCCGTCTATTTTTTCGTAAAAGTGTTCCATTTTAAATATCTTTTCTTTTAAATACCGCGAATCCGTTTCTGATATTTTCGTTATAGCATAGGCATTCCCACTCATCATTTTTGAACAGCTCAGATGCAACTTGTTTATTTTTGATACAGTGAAATGCGTCGTCTAGAAAGAAAAAATTAGTTCTATTTTTCAATAGAGCAAATTCACTATACCCTACGAACTCTCCTCCATCTATAAGGACTCCTTCGTAAAAGCTATCATCTTTTTCTAAAAATCCAAATTCATACTGTTTAATAAGTTCAACATCCCTGTCGAACCATCCGTTAACTACAGCTTTGGGATTCCATTGTCTTGGAAGACCATTATAAGGAGAATCCCAAATTTCATCAAAATCTTTATGTATTAAAAAATTATAAGAAATAGAAGACTCGTTGCGGCATTTAATCCAGTCAAATTGTTTTGTATTATTTACTAGAGCGGAAAATTTATCTTTATCAATCTCTAAACATGTTAGAGATTTTTCTGACATTGGGGACATCGCCTCAATAATACACGAAGTTGATCCAGTGCCATCCCATGAGCCAATTTCTAAAAATGACTTTATTTTAAAGTCAGTTATGATCTTTATGATAGACCATCCAAATAAATCATTTTTTGTTATTTCTGCCATTGTTTATTACGATGGATAATAAACGACAAATAATGCAATTCTACAGAATTAATCTGTATTTTTTTTGCCAGATTAAATCAATTTTACTTATCTAACATTGGAGAAATTTTCTTTATCGGCGTCGCGTGTCTATCTTCAAGGATCGCAATATGCTGACGATTTTCCATGATAGCGTCACTGTTCTTTTGAATTTCTTTTTCTAAATCTTGACGTAGTTTTTCACGAGCCAATTCAGCGCCGCTATTGCTAGCCTGCTTGTTGTCCGTAGTCACTACTAGACTCACTTTCTGATTTAGAATATTTACGTCGTGCTGTATTGAACTCAACGAAGAAATCAAATAACCTGTGCTACCCATTAGTAATGGTAATAGAGCAAATAGTAGTTTTTCTACAAATGCGCCTTTTTGATCTTGTTTATTTTCTTCAGCCATAATTAATCAGCTTCTTTTTCGTCAGACTTTAATGGGTACATTAGATAGTTGTGAACAGTATTCATGTAGTCATCCATCAAAGCGAGCTTGGCAGAAATAAACGGTTCAGAAAGCTCAAGAGCTGTTTCTGGATCTTTATTCATCATGTCAATAATAGCTTTAGCTTTATCGGCAATCATAGATAAAGTTTGTTCGGCCATTTCCATCTGTTCTTCGTGATGATACTTCATTTCTTCAATATCAGGCTCAATAGATTCGACTGCGGCCAAAGCAGTATTCAATTTAAGAAGTTCTTCTTGAACATGAATATCGTTTTCTTGTGAACCTTTAGTAACTTCTGTGACGGATTTGCCGCCTTCCCACATACGACAGCTCCAATAACGAGCTTTCCATTTTGGACCGGGGTTAGTGTCGCAGTGATGGCGAGCGCGAAAGCTTTTACGATTATCAGGATCGTCACGCTTGATCTCCATGTTTGGATCGCCAAACTTTACCATTACAACGTTGCCTTTTGGGTTCTTAACGTAAACGCCAAATTTCTTTTTGGAACCAGAAGGAAGGCGAAATGGCTTATTGAGCGTTTTGGTTTCAGCTTCGCTGTAAGTAGCTTCAATAGCAGCTTGAGCTTTTTTCCAAGACTCGTTGCTGGGCCTATTTGGAGAGCCGGGTTTAGCTGGGCGATAGTTTTTGCCCATCTTCTTCTTTTTGTCCCGAATGTTGTCCCAAAGACCGCGCTTGCCAGCCTCCGAAATTTGTTTAGAAAAGTCTAGTTCCATAAAATTACATTATTCTGCGGCTAATTTTGTATTGGGCTTGTTCAGATTCATCCGCCAAGCCTTGTAAAAGGTTTTGAGTACCGTCTGTGCAAGACGGTACAATAACTTTTATCATATTGCAAAAAGATTTTTCTATAACAAGAAGAGCAGAAAAGATTTCGTTAGATGTTTTTGCGTTTGGGTTAAAAGAAGATGCGGCAGCGGCGGCTTTAGTTGTTACGGAAATCACATCAAGAGTTCCATTAAAAGAGATGATCCGTTCAGCAATACTATCATAAGCTTCAGTATATCTTTCGTAGAGTTCTCCAATAAATTCATGATCTTGAAAGAAAGTTATTCCTTTGATAAGATGATGGCTATTGTGAGCAACAAATTGCGCAGCTCTAAAAGCGATAGCAAGATCAGTTAATCCAGCTGGAACAGCAGCAGCAGCTACGATTAATTTGGGGTCAATTTTCTTTGAAAAGTCTAGTTCCATATGTTTATATTATACTAACAATATTATCTTTCTAACTGCTTCATTTACCAATGAGTGATTTCGGATTATTAGAAAATGATTTAGCTAATTTTATAAGACCCTGTATTAGCTCTGGGCTAACTACTCCAATAACACCATAAGTAATAGCTTTTGTTATTGAACTTAATTCAATTTGTTCAATCAAAAACCAAGCCATAGTTGTGGTGATTGTAGCTACTACAATTTTTTTAATATAGTCTAACCAATCGGCCCTCTTTAAAGGCGAAGTTATAAGGCGCGCTAACATGCCAGCAGCGCCTATTAGAGACACTAACCATCCACCCTCTATAAATAGTTTTAATAAGTCTTTCTCTTCGTTCATGTGGACACTATTAATTACACAAAAATAATGATGCTATCGAACATTTAATATTAAAAATAATGTTTTTTGATTTTTAAATCAATTAGGCTTTTTCGGGCAAAAACCTGTTTTCCCCCCTTACCCCCTTCCC